CCGAGCCGTCTTGGGATTCCTAACGTTGGAGCCGATCCCGCGTCGCCCCCGCCCTCGCCCGGCTCGTCATAAACGCTGGGATCAGTTTCGCCCAACGTCAGGTCGATGCGAATTTTGTTTTCGATGATATTAAATGACGATTCCAGGACATCGACTGGGGTATTGAAAAATTCCAGCTCCGGAAAATCGAGCATGGCCGTGATTCCCGCCTGCAAACGCCACGCCTCGATGTTGCATTGCAGAGAAACGCGCCGGGAGAAACGTCCCTTCATGAGGGATATACTAGCGATGCGCCGGGCCATCTGTTGGTCGTTGGTATTGACCAAGGACAAATCGGTCGTCAAAACGCGGCGGTCTTCGTCAACAAAATCGCTCCTGGATACCGCCATAAAGTCGGTCGGCTGGTAAAGGTTGGCCTCGGAAATGTAGACCCCCTTGACCGTATTGATATGGTCAGACATCGAAATTTTTGTTTTCGATTCCACCACCCCCACAATCATGTCCTTGGTAATTGTAAATGTAGGCGTAATGTACGCGCCCGCGTAGATCCGCCACCGACCTCCGATATAAACCGCCCAGCCCGCCATTGCGGTGCGGATTGAGGTGATGATATCTTCTGGATTTTCATCCAATTGGATGATACCATTGAAGGTGTAACGTCTACCGCCCCCGAAGAATTCGTCGCAGATATTAGCGGCATCGATTAACTCCGGCTCGGAAATCTCGGTATCGTAATCGCAACCCGGTCCGCGCACCGGCAGCGTGAGATAATAGTTTAAAATCAGCGCCGGGTTTTCGCTATAATGGCCGCCATCGTTGCCGCTCGAGCTGCTGGGGCTGGTGCCGCGAGGATCAAGTATATTATTCAATCCTTGAACGACTGCCGAGATGCTTGCGGGCACGCCGTGCGGAAATTTTGCTTCGTCAAACTTTAAAGTAACGTGCGAATAACAAATTCCGATCAGCCTATCCGTCGAGGACCAGCCGGGCAAACCAGTCACCGCTTCCGGAATCGCCGTGTTGTTTCCCGCATCGCCTAGCTTATCTTGCTTGGTAATGAAGCCAGCGTATTTACCGATGGCGTTACCCGAAACATCGAACTCAACCTTGAGGCCGTCGATCAAAAGATGCTTTACCTTTTTACATGGGCCATCACACCAGATGAAAATATAATGAAGGTAATCATTGTTGGTCCCGCTCGATCCTAGATAGGCCTCGAGCGCGCCCACGCGCGTGGTGCCAAACAGCAATCGGCGAGGGGCGATAGTACTGCGCGATTGGTAAAGAATGCCCCGTGATCTGGCCAATGCCGCTTGCGATGCTTTCTTAGCCTGCTGGATGCCAACGTAAGCGTAGGCCGCCGACACAATGTAAATCACCGCCTGGATGATTTGAACCACCGTCCCAAAGATAATTGGTATTCCGAAATGCATTGTTAGATTTTCCACGCGGCCAGCGCTCGACCTAGCGGCACGATATGACAGCCTTTGGCCCCTACGGTCAGCACGCCTCCAATAACACGCAGGCCCATCGCGAGCATCGGATTGCGGCCGTCCGATTCAACCAGAAGCAAATCTCCGCGCTGGGCGTATCCAACTTCAATTTCAGGGACCCCGTATTTTGCCATCGTATCGGAAACCAAGCCAAACATCCCGCGCTCGTGCGACTTGACCAAACGCAGCATATCTTTCTCGGATTCGATCTTGCCCCGAAAATCTGCTGCCAGGTCGACCCCCGTATATGCACCGATGATGTCTGCAATGTAGAAAATGCAGGCATCTGCACCCGGAACAAAGGGGCGCGTAAGCGCGTGCGAGACCGCCAAGGACATTAGCTCTGGCCAATTTTCAGATCTCGTGATCATGCTTGGGCCTTTCCCCATGGGATCGAAGCATCGATAACGCTTGGCAGTTTGTTGAGCCCAGTATCGAGCATGTCCGGAAAAAGCAGCGCCTGGTCACGGTCGCTGTAACGGTATTCCCGCTTGCGCAAAATATCGATGAGCCGGTGTTCACTGTTGACGATCAGCTCGGTGGTCTCGCCGTTGACTTCACTATGGTCTGTGTCCAGCTGGCCACGCCAAAGCGGCTCGGGGGCAAACACCAATTCATGTGTCCCGTTCCAATCCCAAAAAGCGACGTAAACGATGGCAATGTTTCCTTGGTAGGCATCGGAAATGATCTTGTGCGTTAGCGCCGTATCCAGACCACTCAGCCGCGCTGCCAGGCCCTTGGCGGCGGTGTCGACGGTCTCCGCAACCGCGTCAAAAGAGATTGCGCCGCCCACCGCCTTCCAGGTAAACCCATCCCATTCGATGTCCTCCGAGCCCGTCCAAAACCGCTGTGCGCCGGAAGGAAAATCGGCAAAGATGAACAAGGCGGGGCGGACCACATCTGCCATGATGAGGTCGACTAATTCGGGAGTTAGAAAACGCTCGCTCAAAGTGTTTCCTCGGCGACGAAGGTAAAGCCCTCCATCATTTTCTCGGCGTTAAGGGCGAACTCAGGAAAGCCAACTAGATTGAAAATGCCACGCGCGTCAGGCCCGAGCGAGATGACGGCATTGTCCGCCAACCCCCCGCGCGCGAAGGGCCAAATGGAAAGCTCGGCATTACCCGCTGTATCCGAATCGACGTCCAACGTTACAGTGAACAGGCGGTCCCCAATCGAAATCCAATCACCTTTTTTGAGTACACCCAGCTCGCTCGGCGGCCAGCCGTTGGTATTTATTTCCGAACCAATTTGGTCCGGTCCATTCACCAAGGGCGTAAAACCGCTCATGACGGATGGGTCCTTAGCGGTTCCGAAAAGCTGCATGGCATCCTCACGCAGGTAAAATGTCCCCTCGATCCCGTTCAGCCGCAAAGCCCAAGCTTGCCATTCTCGCGCAACTTCTAGCTCCATGGTCGGAACTTTCACTGTGATGGAGCGGTCCTGTCCATCCCAAGCGTAAACTTTTCGTTTCAAAGTGAACACTGATTTGTCCGCCGCAACTACCGAGCGCGGCGACCAGACCGCCGACATAAAACCGGGACGCTCGGGCATTGAAATCGGGTAAGTAATGGGCATGGGATTTAGCGTTGCATTGCGCGGCGGAAGCCACCGGCGCGACGAATACCTTCAGTAACTGCTTCAATGGTCGAGCGTCGCTGGGTAGCGGCGTGCTGGGCCAAATCTTTTTCAGTAACTCCGCCCGTGAACGTTTGGCTAATGCTAATTTGCACCGGGCTTTCGCCGCTGCTCGAATCCTCCATTGTCAAGTCGGTTACTTTCTCGTCCGGGTGCATGATGGCCATGAATCCGCCGCGTCCATCGACGCCACCAATACGCGGACCGCTTTTGGTCGTGCCGCCGCCTTCAAAGGAGAGCGCAACGGATTGCACGTTGGCTATGATACCTGCCCCAATCGACATAACCTGCGCCCAAGCGATAAGGTTAGCCGGGAAGGGTAGGCTGCCCATTGCTTTGGCTAGGGCGATTTGTAACTGGACGGTGGCCTCGGCAATGGCGAAGGCTTTGCTGATCGCGAACATTGCCTTGTAGATGCCAGATTGCTTCCCGAAGGCCGTCGCTTGAATATCGGCGAGTTGACTGAAAGTGTTGGACGCAGAACCTAGCAGCATCTGCATCTTTTGCTGCTCGAAGTTAGCCATGCGTTCGAGGTAACGGCTTGTCGCCTCGTCCTCGAGATCCTGAATCTCTTTTCGCGCCTGAACGTCGGTAGCCTTCAACGATTCCAAATGCTTCTGAAAAGCCGCTTGTTGTCGTTGGTAATGATCCTGCGTAATCTTTTCCTGGTTGATGAGGTCAACCGATTCATCAATTCCCTGGTTTCCGGTATGCTCAATCATGCCCTTCACGGGCGCGACAAACTCGTTGCTTGCGGCTACCAGCTGGCGCGTCGCATCGGCAAACTCGCGCGCATCAATGGTGCCTTGGGCCAGGACTTTTTCGTACTTTTTGACCTGCTCCAGCGCATTGCCAAACGCATCGCGCGTTAGTTGCTCAAACTCGAGATACTCAGGCGTCAGCTGGTGCAGCGTGAAACCAATTCTGGTGTGCGCAGCCGCCACCCCGTCAGCAGCTTTGGCGTTTTTGTTGGCTGCGTCCGCCGCTTCCTTTTGCGTCTTAGCCAGGCGCGCGTGCTCACGCTCAGCGGCGGTGGCGGCTTCAGAGGCTTTCCGTTCCGCCTCCTCGAAGCGCTTCATAAACTCTTCTGATGGGCGTCCTTCGTCGGCCATTTTTTTCAAGGCTAGTGCTCCCTCGACAAAATTCTTAGTCGCATCTGCCACTCCCTTATTCAGATTTTCGATTGTCGAATCCAAAGCGGTAAACTTTGGGACTGATCCGAGGGTCATGTTGTGGGTAGCCAAAGCGACTACATTGTAAGCCGTGATCAGTTTGTTCAGACCATCGATGGCGGAGTTGACAAATAGACTGAACGCTTTTGCCGATCCAGCGGCAACCGTGCGCACCACCAATCCATACGCATCCCAACTCAACGCACCGGCCTTAATCAACATCGTTAGATGGTAGATCAAATCCATCGTCCCAGTCACAGCGAGCAGTAAAGAGGTCTTGAGAACGTCGGCGACAAAACGCACCGCCTCGCGCCAGGTGTTAGCCGCACCGGTGTTGTCAGTAACCCATTTGACCAGTTCGGAAAGGATGGGCACGAGTTCGGAACCAATCTCCAACGCCGCGTCCTTGACAAACTTGCCCAGCTTTTCGACCTGCTCGGAGAACGACTCCTGGCGGGCAGCTGCCTCAGCCGTCGACCCGGCTGAGTTGCGCATCTGCGTTTGGTATTCTTTCATGGCGCTGCTCGCGCCCATGACGGACTGAATTTGGG